CTATGTCTTCATACACTCCCCAATAGGGTGGAGGATCTGCCAGCCAATCACCCGCTGAGATTGTCAGGTCTGTGTTAGCGCTTCGGTCATTGCCGATACTTACGAGCGTGATCTTGTTTAACCCTGTTGATGGATCACGCTTCATGACGATAGCTGCGCTTAACAGCTTAAGGATGCTCTCGACTAAGTCTCTCAGGTCTCCATCATCACCACTTATAAATGTGTCTACGGTGATGAGGCTGGTACTATCAACACTTAAGAAGCTTGTCTCATCTATGTGTGATGAGTCGATGTTTAAGCCAAGGGTGAACACATCATAGGTGCCGTTCAGCTGTTCACCGCCACCACTCTCTAAGAGCTTGAGGAGCGCCACACCTGGGCGGTCTCCGTTGATGCGTGACGCTCGGAATATGTTGACGCGCTCATAGCCTCTCCAGTTGCCAAAGCTAACACACTGAGAGAAGTCTTGTGCAGGGTCGAGGTGTACAAATACGCCCACGTCAGCACCGTCAAAAGTCGCTGTAGTCTCATGGGTGGCCACATAGATCTGATCACGTTGCTCGTTGGTCTTGCGATCTGTGAACCTAACTACAATATCAAAGCGTGAGGAGCCTAGGGAGCTGGGCAGACCTAAGCTAGACTCGACTAGAAAGCGATCCTCAAACAGTTGATAATATGAAGAGGCTACACCTTGAATGCTCTCTGTTATGCTGAGCGCTGGTGGTTCAATTATAAAGCGTCTAAACACTCCTTCTCCAACGGCGCCTGCTCTCCAGTCTTGTACAAAGTCTTCTGGTCTCTTTGATAAGTCGATAGGATACCAGCACCTTGATATGTTTTGAAGAGCAAGAAGAGCTGTGTTTTCATCCTCCCAATATAAATTATTTCTATAATCACTAAAGCCCTGACTACGTGACTCTCTTCTAAATGTATTAAAATCACTCCATAAAAGGACTTCAATTTTTACTCGGCTGTTAGTGTTCTTTTTTGCTATTAACTCAGTCTGTCCACTGAGGACCCACCTAGCCCAGCCACCACTAAAACCTGAAGTACCTGTGGGCCCACTAGCTACAAGCGTATCATTGATCACATCTGGCCACCGCTTGACTTCATCACTTCCTAACTGATGATGCTTGAGCTCTGTTATGCGTGATGTAGCATAATGCACCTCTAGCCGCTCCATCCCTTGCAGTTCTACCGCTGTGTAGCTCTCTGTCTGTGACCCTAGTGTAAGAGTGTATATAGTGTCTCCACCAGCATTCACTGTCTCAGTAATTGCTGTGGGGTAAGCTGCTGTAGATCCAAGTCTGAAGGGCTCAACCAGTAGTGGATATCTCGGGTGAGGCTGTCTTATCGCATTGTTGTCTATTGACCCATTAGGCAGTGAAACGTCAAAGTCTGTAACTATCCATGATGCACCTTGTTTTAAAACAGATATCGTGCTTGCAGTGATAGTCGAGGTCTGGTCTATGTCGTATCTACCCAGCAGCTTATGCCATGTTAGCCCATACTCTAGGTTATTACCGTTCACACCATAATAGTGGAAACCATCAAGCAGAGAACACTGGCCTATACCCTTGTCACCGAGCTGTGTATCAATAAGCGCCGTGAGTGGTACAATGCTTAAACTAACCTTGTCCTGTTCTTCGACAATGGGTGAGCTCTCAATAAAGCCGTTTACGACTTCAAGCCAAGAAGACAGAGAGCCATCAGGGTACTGATGAGCTGCGTAGAGCTTAGCCCTTCTACCTCTAAATGTGGTGATCTCAGTGGTTACCTCTGGCACAGTCGAGCCCTCAAGCAATACACTGTGAGTCTGTCTAGGTGTGTTTCCTACCGCTCGACCATTAAGGGTGTCTATATTGTTAGTACTAAATCCAGCCGCTCTAACTGTCTCAGCGCCTATGTGTAATAGCGTAGGATATGAGAGAGCGCTAAGGTCTGTGTCTACTGGTATATAACGGTCATCACGCGCTACTGAGCTTTTAATCCTAGCGCGTGTGTTAGCTGAGCGCTGGCCGCACCTACCAAAGATGATGCCTGGGTCACCCTCTCCACCGCGTCTCCTGTCCACTGCTAGAGTGATAGTCGTGGCGCTGTATTGACCAACGCCCCCAGCAATATCAAGAGAGGAGCTCACAGAGCTCACTTCTACAATCGCCTCAATGTCTTGATAGTTGATTCCTGTGGCTATGGTCGAGGATAGACCAGTCACCCCACCACCGGAGTGATAACGATACAGAAGGCCACCAACCTCAAGCGCGAAGACACGCCGCCCTTGATCACTGTTTATCATGGCGTCACCTCTACCTCATAAACATCATAGATGTGAAGACCACTCATCGCTACATTATTAACAGTCAACTTAATATTTAAGAGCTGACCTCTGTTAGCTGATGGCACATAAAGCGGCCTCGCTACAGTGACCGGAGAGGTGTTGGTAGGTGCATCGATGAGCTGAGCGCCTGAGAAGATAAACTCATCTATGGCGCTTGTCTGCTCATTGTTGGCGCTCAGATCAATGAGCTTTACACCGTGATCTAAGATTGTACCCGTAAAGCTATTGCTCGAGGTGTCTCTGAGCTCATATGTGATATCTGGTGCTGTGCTGTCTTGTAGCGCTGCATAACTGATCAATATAGCGAGACGCTCAGAGAGTGGTGTTGAATGATATAAGAAATTATACTCATACCCTTTGTACACTGATCTCACGACTCCTGAGCTTGTCAGCCTTGAGCCTGTGCCGCGTGTAGGCTGTAGCCCTGCATCAAAAGTACTGTGACTTATTTGATAATGTGCCTCACCTAAAAACTTACAGTGAGTAAGCTGAGCGAGACCGTTGGCGAATTGTGAGACAGTGCCACCCATGACCAATTGACCATTATGGCAGCCATCCACGCTGGGGAGCTTTACGAATGCTGAGGGGATAAGCATCTCTTACACTCCTATGATCGTGAGACCGGCTACATAAGGCTTAAACGTGCCACTACTGCCGTCAATCTGATTACCATAGATTCTGAGCTTATCATGATTATGGGCTGTGTTATCTAGGCCCACGCGGAACACGCTAAGACCAAAGTCATCAGATCTAGGTAGTTCATCGATTCTCAGCTGTAAAGTGTGACTAGTCCAGCCTGTGCTGTTCATCGTGATCTGTTGTCCTAGCAGGTCTAGAGAGAGATTCGAGTATGTGCCACCATTTTGAATGATGCGCACATAAGCTGAGATGTCGAGCGTTGAATCATCTCTCATACCTGGGAAGATGGCCGCTTCTGAATACATAGATTCAAGGTCACCTGTGCCGATTGTCCTAGGAGCTGCACCAGCCACACTGATAGCCTCTGATGAGCTCACGCCTTCAACACCGCTCCAGTTAAACAACACTCTAGGACGCCGCCTGAGCATTGAGATATTGTTGATCATCTCCACGCCAGTCCTAGCGCTCAGAGGTAGGTCAGCCGCTAGACGATTTTGACCTTGGGGAGTGTATAGGCTCCCAATAGATCTGAGCTGACCTGTGCTGAGAGGTGAGGTGAGTGGTGACCAGTTAGCCATCACGCCTAGAATCTCGACCTCACCACCGGTGGGCGCTTTCACCTCCATGCTGAGCACACCAGCAAATACCGCATTTTGAGCCGTGATGTTAATAGCTCCACTCACAAAACCACTACTATATCTTGAGGTGTCTGTGATGGTGAGCGTGGTGGTGTAGCTGTTAGAGGCTAGTGTATATGTGAACCTAACCTGAGCACCAGCGACAGCACAGAAACCATTTAGGATGATGTTTAGCGTCGCGTGCTCTTCGCTGATCTGGGGGATGTACCACTGGCACATCTCTACAAAGGTTGTAGAGTTTTGGCGAAAGGTCGAATCATCCCACGTCTGAGAGAGCAGATTAGACGTGCCACCCACAGCAAAGGCATAATTACTAGAGTCTGCAAGACGAGTAAACTCTGTGGTCCTGATAGTCTGTGAGGCTGTCACCCTCGAGGCATCAGTGAGCAAAGGTGGTGATGTGAATGAGTTACTCATAGGTGCTCAATCTCCATAGCCACAGGCACACGCCGCCTTAGCCTCCCAGGGTAGCTCAGGTCAAAGTCAGCCGTGATGAGTGAACCTCTCACGCGACCATAGAGCCCATTACTCTCTGAGGTGAATAAGGTGTCAAAAGCCGCTTGAGTCCCTAGCACCTCAGCAGAGACTAGAGCCCGCCTTGAGTCTCCCCAGCTTTGATAAAGGTTCATGCGCTCACCTGACGAGCACAGTGGTAACCATCTATCTGTGAAGTGTCTGTAATCATCAGAGACATCTAGCAAAGCATCAAGGTCAAACTGTAAAGCGCTTGTGGTGTATGTGCCTATGTAGTTAGAGGTGTATCCACCGCCTATTTTACGCCTGCTCTGGCTGAGGTTTGAGACTCTGAGGTGATGGCCTTGCAGTGGTCGAGATGGGATTAACACCCCAGACGCTTTGAAAGTTGATGTTAAGAGAGAGTAGACAGTCGCATAGGTCGTGGGTGTCTCGTTGCCACTGAATCCGAGAAGATCTCTTATGGTTGTGTTTGTCCATGAGATGTCACCTGTAGACGTGAGATATGAACATACAACGAAACCATCATCATTAATAAACCATGAGATAGCATCATTGCTCTGTGCTGTCTGGTCTAACTTCTCTAGAGAGTCAAGGCCAAACACATCAGCATCACTCACTGTAGCTTGATCTCGTATGAACACAGTCACATCCTGAACATGTACATTAAGAGCGGGGAAATTAAACGTGTTAGATCCACCCACTTCATCAAGCTTATAGCTCACATCACCAAGGTTGATTGATCCTCTAGTCCAATCAAGAGGAGCTGTGACCACATAGTCAGAGCCTACTTGAGTGGCGTTGATGGTGGCTGAGCCAATGCCTAGCGCGTCATTACTTCCTAACTTAGTGATTTCAAAGTCTACGTTAGAAGAGATCTTAACTCTATCATTCTCATCTATGGTCACCGCCCATGATGCACCAAATGTTTTGACGGTGTTCATCTGACCAGCCGCGCTAATCTGTGTGTCAGATGATCGACCATTCAAGAAGAAAAGAGCATCCTCATACACACCCTGACCTGTGGTGAATGTGGGCATAGACACAGCCGCGCCACCTGAGCGCGTGAAGATCTGCTCAGCGCTAAAGTCTCTAAGATCATAAGCTGTCAATAGAGCGAAATTAGGAGCGGGATTGTTAAGAGGCATTATACACTCCCTAGATTGAGTCTTCTTGACCCTCTGTTACGCTGATTTATGACACCCACTAGCCTATCAACCATAGCGCGCTCAGCTGCTTGCTTTGTGTCATAGATGACAGCGCCGCCAAAATTGATATTGAAGACGGTTGAGGTTTCTTGAGCTGTCTCTCTCTGTGGTGTGGGCGCTGTCTGTGGAGCTCCGCTTGGTGATGCACCTCCACCACCTCCACCACCACCACCGCCAGCCAATGCAGTGCCAGCCGCGCCAGCCGCCAGAGCTCCTGCTGTAAATAGCGCCGCTGATTTGAAGTGAGTAGCCGCACCAGCCGCGTCAAGTATCGCCAAAGATGCAAAGCCTTTTGCTGTCTCTATCAGCGCCTCCACAGCTGACTGCTTTCCTAAGCCTTGAAGTATGCGCCCTATGCTCTCACTAAAACTCTCACCCATGACAGCCGCACCAAGCGCCGCCTCTGCAAATGCACCGCCAAATTTATCAGCGATCTCACCAGCCACCTCAACATATTCTCTCTCTCTCTGGTTGCGCTCGTCTATCTGGCTCAGGATCTCAGCCTGTCGCTTGTCTCTTTCCGCTTGGCGTTTCGCTTCTTCAGATTTTACTAGTTCACTCTTCGCCATCTCATGACGTATGTCAGCCATCAGGATCTTATTTGCACTATTGCCCGCCTGATCAATCTCAAGCTGATGCCGAGCGTTTAACAGATCAACCTCGCTTGCTCCTTGCTGTTTAAGCTGCTGAAGTTGCAAAGCGCGCAAAGCAAAAAGTTCTTGCTGTGTTCTCTGCTCAAGCATCAACTGCCTAGCTTTAGTGGCTGCAAAGCTCGCCCTCTTCTTTTCTTCGGTCGCGTCAAAGATAGCCTGCTCTTCTTCTGAGAGCTTCTTATACTGATCATTAAACTTGCGCTCTATTACAAGCCTCTTATCAATGTTTTTCTCTCTAGCCTTAAGCTGTTTCTCTAGCGCCCTAGCCTCTTCAATGTCTTCTTCTTCTAAGCTGCTTATTTTCAGCTTTAAAAGCTCAGCCTGTCTATCAGCCTCTAGCGCAAAGGACTTGCGCTGAAAGTCATCAATGCCCTCTCTGATCTTTTGTTCTTTCTCAAAAGCTAGAACAGTGGCCGCTGATTCTTTGATGCGAGACATAGTTGCCTCAAAAGATAGGTCATTCAGCTCCTCCTCTTGTTTAGCAGCTGCTTTCAAAACACCTTGAACGGCGACCTGCTCTCGCCTATATCCACGCACTGCCTTCGTAGTTTTCTCTATGTTTAGCTTTTGCTCAGCTTCTAGTTCATTAATTTTGCCTTGTATGCGCTCCATCTCATTAAGCTGACCCGCCTCATCTGCCTCACGTTTTTTATCAAGTAGGTCATTGATCTCTGACTGTATCTCTGACTGTTCTTTCATCAGAGGTAAGAGCTTATTGTAGCTTTTCTCAAGCCTGTCTTTTGCAAATTGAGCCTGAATGGTGCTCTGAGTAAACTTAACCATTGCCTCAGCTGATGGGATAACACCCTGCTCAGCTAGTGCCTCAAGCTTGCTCTGAAGATCAGCAGACGCCGCGCCCATTGCCTCCTGTGCATCCTCGGCTTCTTGAGCTGCTCCTGTGATCATCTGGAATGTCTCAAACAGTGCAAAGCCAGCCGCGACCACACCACCAAGCACAGGCACAAGCGACATGAGAGAAGCCCCACCACCTTTCCCTATGCTCTTAATGGTAGAGCCTAGCTCTTTGAATGACCCACCGAGCTCCTCAACATTTCCCACCACTTCGCTGAGACCTTCACCAAGGTGAGAATTGACCTTATCAAAATGACCAGCCATGTCACCAGCTGTCTCACCTATACCCTTGAGGCCGCGCTTGGCCTCCTCAGTTCCTGTCAGCTGTACCTCAATATCAACACTGTTAGCCATGACGGGCCTCTTCTATTGCTCGCTTATGTGCTCGATTGTGAGCCGCTTCTGAATGATAATGTAGAACGTCAATAGCTTCAACTAGAGCACATGAGGGTGATGGATGTGAGGTGTGGATAGGATAGAGCCCTGATCTGTGGCGCTGATATGCTGAGATGATGCTAGCTAGTCTATTAGCACCAGCGACAGGGCAAGATCTCACGAGCATATCACTGAACTCTTCACCAGAGTCTGGCGCTACTCGATAACCTGGTACATAGAGACCACGCTCATCACGCTGTGCAAGTGGTAACCCTTCACGGAACGGGCCCCCACAGTTACCCCTAAGTTCTCTGAGCCCTCGCTTAGCTTGGCATTGATCACATGACCATGAGCGACCTCTGCTGAATCCTAACCACACAGAGGCCGCTAACATCATTTTCCCTGATCACCTAGTAGACTGATCCTCTGGATGTGTAGCACTAGCTCACTGATGGTTTGCACCCTGTGACTCTCTGGTCTGATCATCTGGAGCTGATCAAGGTTGGCGGGCTCATTATCAATGCTCACCAGTGAAGCCCTGATCATCTCATCATAGACGCGGCTCAAGTATTGTTGATATTGACTCATGGCCTCACGCTCAGAATCTGAGAGCTCATGATGCCAGCGCGCTTTTTCCTCTACATCATCTGGAGACTGCGACCACAGAAGACGACCAAGCTCAGAGCGCGTCATAGCACCTGCTCTGATCTCAGCTTGCTCACGCTCAGGAGGTGACAAAGCTTTGAGTGTAAACGCCGTAGCTCCCTCTTTGATGGTGAAGTGTGTAATGTCACCGGTCTCTAAGTACGCTGAGCGCTGATCAGGTGAACACTCAACAGCAGGGTCACATGTGACCACCACTTCGATAGTCTGCTCTGATGATGTGAGAAATGATAGCGCCATACTAGATCCCTAATCCTAATCTGAATGGAGAGTTGGTGGCATTGGAGCCGCTCACATCACCGCTGAATCTTGATTGATTGTAGGTGAGTTGTTGCCTGACAATATCATTACCACTCACATCAAATGCGCTTGGATCCACGGCCAGCTGTGCAGCTGGTAACATGATGGCACAGCCTAGACCATCACCTACAGGGCCAGTTCCGATGATTACCTGTCTCAAGGTTCGATTGAAGAAGTCATCATTGATCAGCGTGCTAGGTGTGCTGAGAGTCATGGTGAGCTCCACAACTACATCAGTGATCTCCATATCACTCATAGCTAGGACACTATCACTGTGACCTTTAGGTGTGAGCGTGTTGGTTACTGTTAGGCTAAAGTCCTCACAGTCCACACTGGTCCTAGCAAGCATGTTGCCAGTGGACACAGCAGAGAGTGACGTTGGTGCAGTGCTCGACAACACAGCATAGGCACCTCTGAAGAAAGGTGGTGAGCCGCTGTTATATGTGGGCTCGATAGGGCCGCTGGCGTTACCATGATCATCTTCAATGTGAGCACACTGATAGGTAAACTCACCCATGAGACGCCCATTGTCTAATGTGATACTCAGAGACTCGAGCACACAGCCAAAGCAGAATGTCCTGAAGTTCACGCCATCGATACGGAAGCTCAAGCTGTTCTCTCTTGTGCCTGTCGCGTTCTGCCCTGGTACATACCAAGTCTGAAGATGACGCACAGTCTTTGACCCTGTAAAGGCTGCGCTGAATGCTGGTGAGAAGTTAACATTACCCGCATTAGTATCGTCAGTGATAGCGCTATATTCAGCTCGACCATTTAACTCAGTGCCAATGATTGTACCCACATCATCATTATTGGGGCCAGATGATGGGGTGTATGAGTTAAGGTCCACAGCGGTCACATTGTCACTTGATACACTTGGAATACGAGTCTTGAAACCAGCGCCCAAGAGAAGACCCAGATAGTTCGCTGAGTAATCAGCTGAGGCTGTGCCAATGGTGGTGAGGTCAACCCTGCACACTACTTGACCAGTCCTGTGACGAACCCTAGACCCTGAACTGAAGACTGTGTCTGGCTCAGGAGGTATCAAGAAGTTCCCATCACGCGCATCATTTCTCTCACTGAAGACCGGCTCACCAGGGATAATGATGGGGTCACGCTCGCAAGGGATAGACGTATAAGACCCACTCTTATCTGGTAAGCCTGTTGAAGATACCAGAGAACCAAAAGAGCTCTCTGATAATACGCCTAGTGTTCTGTGTGTGACTGTCATTTAAGCCTCCAAATATAACAGGGTGAAAGGTACGCTCAGCATAAATGCAACGTCACCAAGATCAACAGGAGCGAAGATGGCCGCCTGTGGAATTACTGAGATTATGCCCGTAGTAGATAGATCATAGTTAGGGCCTTTGAGCTTTTCTAAGATGCGCTCGCCATCCTCAGCCGCTAAGCGTTGGAGATAGAGCAGGTCAGACGCTGAGATATCATAGCGGACCTCACACGCAACCTCAACGCGTCGCCGCCCACTAAGACCAGCCGCGCCATCATCCTCGGGGAATGTGGTGAGCACTAGTTCAAAAAGACGGTTATTGTTGAAGCGCTGTGACTGTGGTGTGACGTGACCGTTTGCTCTGTCATAGCACACAAAACCATGATGTATATCAGTCTTAGGGGTGATGCTCATAATCTGAGTCTCTAGATGTGAGAGAGCTGCATAAATGCCTTGGCTCATGTCATCAACTTCTTTCTGATCTCGATCTCTACAGCCTCAACTAAGATATCTACATCTTTGGGGCTAAGCCCTAAGAACTCTCTAGAGCTATTCACAATGTAACCATATTGAGCATGATCTGTGAGCCCGATTGTAAAGGCTGTGGCTGTGGCCTCTTTGATCACTAGATTATCTATCATGTTACCTGAGAGAACAAGATCAACCTCAGCGCTATCACCAGCGCCACCACGCCGCCGAGAGTCCTCTTTATACTGACGATATCCACCTTGATAGAATATGCTCTTACCTGTTCTAGACTTGCGCCCTCCTTTGGGCTTTAGACGCGCGCCCTTGAAAGCAACATAGAGAGGTGTTGTTGAGTATTTTTTAAAAGGTCTACCGTTGGCGTCAATACCTCTGCTTGTCCTCAGCTTGATAGATGCAAGCGTGTTCATCGCTAAGCGCTGAGTGTCTCGAGCGCTCCACAATGATCTAGGCACTTTGATATTGACCTTGGTTGGCATTAGTGCCTCATCCCTCGAGCGATCTTAAAGAAGTCATCATTCTCACTCTTAGTGTACCCTGTGTATGATGCTCTAAAGTCGGTCTTACTTCCTCCGCTCCTTCTCAGGTCTTCCTCTCCTGAGTCAACCACACCATCACCGTCAAGATCTAACGTCACAGACCTGAGAGCCAGATTCATGAGCTCTTGATATCGAGCGCGCATCGCATCAGCCGCGTCAAACTGCATATTCATTTCATAGACGTGAGCAGCTGCACAGTAGGCATGAGCGCGCTTGAAGCTCTGCTGATTGAACACCTCATCTTCTGTGATGCCGTCAGCTATGACGTGATCACGGATAGCTAAGATGAGCTCATCTAGACTAGCCTGTATCTGTGGTGAGAAGTCAGACTGTCTGCGTGGGATCATGTCTGCAAGGTTAGCCATCTGACCTACTAACTTATCATGATCTAGGCCGGTGGTGAAGGGTCGAGGAGTGACTTTTAAAAGACCAGTCTCAACCTTCTTACCACCAACTAAGTCATCATAGGCGATAATGTAGGGGAAGACTCCAGAGGTGCCAAGATTAGCAGACCCCACATCAACATAGCTCATGCTAAAGTTGAGTGTAGCCGCTGAACTCAGATCTATCTCACGCGGCAAGGGCTCAGCAAGTAGCGCTGTACCTGTGACAAGTCGAGCAATCTTTACCTGATAGTATGTGTCTGCCGTGGTCTTGAGAAACGCTCTAACCTCATCACGCTCCAAGCTAGCACCTACAGCGCCGCTGGTGGTGAGTGTGCGTCTATCGCTCGCTATGGCTGTGATGGTTACGTTGGCGCGTGACTGCACAAACAAACCACTGAAGTCACCACCGGGAAACTTGATAGTGAGCGTGGGTGTAGTGCCTTCTGCGTAAGGCTCAGCAGGATCCCAAACAAAGTGATAGCCCTGACTCTTTACCGCTTTTCTCATCTCTGTCTGCCTCCTCTGTTGGCCTTGCTTATGTCTGCACCCTTGGCGCGCTCAAGGTCAGCCGCTTGAATAAATGACTCAGTCACAGGACTCCATGAGTGGCGGCAGTTATACCCACCGCACGAAGTCTTGACGCTGAGCCCTTGGCCGTTCCTGAGTTTTCTCATTTGCTGGTCATCAACCACAAGATCAATGAGCGCCTTACAGAACGGCCTAGTCAGACCATCACGCGGCCCTGTGTACAGATAGTGATCAAGCCCAGCCTGATCAGCAGCTGCCGCTGTGATAGATCGCCCATATTGACTAATTCTAGTTTTAACCTCTGTCAGCTGTCTACCCTCTGAGCTCTCTAGTCTCTGCACTAAGTCAGACTTGACGAGATCAAGAGGAACCTCAGTCGATAACGCTAGGAGCGCATCTCTAGTTGCTCGTTTAAAATCTGGGATGATTACGTCTTCAAATACAGCGCTGGCTGACTGCGCTTGAATCAGGTCGAGCTGAGGAAGTGATTGAGGGTCATATTCTAAACCTATGGCCTCAAGCGATTTCTCAGCAGCCGCTCTAATTTTGTCGCTTGCCTCGATAAAGTCATCGATAGCCAGCCCTAGACCACCTCTTAAGATAAGGTCTAAGAGCTGATCATCATCAAAGCTTAGTAACAGTTCAGGCTCAGTGGATGCGCTCGCCATCTCGATGATAGACACGAGGTCTTTTCTTGCTCGAGCTAGTGAGCGCTTGAATCCACGCTCAGCCTGTACCTCAGCTTGTAGCTGGTCACGTCTGGATCTGATGAGCTCCGCCATAGGGCCCTGCTGACCTTTCACCTGTCTAGTGAGATCATCAATAGCCTCTTGGTCTGCATCAACCTCACTGAGCTGATGGTGTGCGCTCATCAAGTCCATAGGTCACTAGTTGATGCAGTCAGTAATGACAAAGCCCAGAGATGCATCGATCAGCTTAAAGTCATGCACCTCTTCTGCGTATACATAGCGACGTGTTGAGTCTAGGCTGTCATACTGACCGGCCTGCATACCGCCGAACTCAAGATTGAGCGCTGCCGTGGGCATCCCTTTGACGTTGCCGCTCTTTTGCACGATTGCATCAGACCCGCGCAAGATACCCATAAAGATCTTCTTGCCATTCCAAATTGCTGACTCGCTTGACGTCGCGCCAGGTACAGCAGTGTCTTGAAGAGCTCGACCAACATAAATGTTGGGGATTCCGAGGACATCACGCAGCACAGACAAAACAGCCTCATCTGAGAGAATGCGGTTGCCTGATGCGATGCCAGCTGCTGAGGATCCCACATAGCCGCGTACTTCTGGGTTACGTGCGAGTGCTCGAAAAGACTTGCGCCCTATGATCATCGTGTCTGGATTGATGCCATGAGCATTTTCAAAGACAGTGCTCTTAATCGTGTCGAGCTTTGTAAGTGGCTCAGAACCGGCTACGTCGAATCGATCAGCATTTGCGAGTTGCTGTGTGAAGTTCGCAAAATTGGTGACCTCATCAAAAAGCACGTCTGCTGCTCGCTTCTCTTTAGCCAGCTTCATCACGCGGCTGACCTTCTTAGCTATGCGTGCCTCTTCGCTTCCTGGATACTGAGAGTCAATGATGTCCTCCATAGCGATAGAGTCAGAGGCCGCGTAGATCTTAGCCTTGAAGGTCTGGCTTGAGCGATCGAATCCGCCAATGGTAGCGCGTGACGCACCAGGAGCGCGCTCAAGGTCAAGACCAGCACCAGCGCCCATGAAGTTACGAGACTCCTCGAGGAGGATAGTCCCTGAGCGCTCAGGAACTTTGATGGTCTCGAAGATCTCATTTGCGATGAGCTGACTGTCACTAGGCACAGCCTCAACGACGAGGCTGGTTAAGATCTGGTCTACTGGGTGTAGATTACTGTATGAACTTGCCATGAGTTATCTCCTTAAGGCTCTACGATGATGGGACCGTTGAACATCACGAGGATCTGGTCACCAGCAGCGGCTGTGGTCTGATTAATGTTGGGGATCATGCGACACACAGCGAAATCACCAGATGCCACGGCTTCAACACGACCCGCTGTCTTACCTGGGCTTGTCACAGACTTAAGTCTTGGTTCAGTAGATGCTGTGATACTATCGCCAGCGATAGCGCGGCTGATGCCATAGGTGACAACCTCAACAGGCTCACCCGCTGCAACAGTGCGCTGTGCAATGCCTACACAGGTCTTGTCTGTGCCCACAGCTGTTGGCTTTACTTTTCCGTTGGTGTGCAAAGACACCAGAGAAAACTCAGTAATCGCCTCATGTGCGATAAACGATTTTATATTATCAGTAGTTGCCATGATTAACCTCCGAAGGCTTTGAGATAATAGTCTGGATTGTCAGCGCGGAACGTGGCCAGCGCTTCACTGTAAGAGATGCTCTTCTCTGCTGAGAGCTTACGCACCTCTTGATCAAGTGTGGCCTTGCTGATCTCAGCACCACTAGCGCCATGACCGATCTCAGCCAAAGGTACAGATGCGCCTTGCTCGCGAGCGCTGAACATCTGCCAAAACTCAGGTTGCATCTCTCGAAGTTCCCAAGCCTTGCGCGCAACATCATTCTCTGATGGGCTGATTTTGCCTTCACGCAGAAGCACATCAACAGCGAGGTCACACTCAGCAGAGTCACGCTCTGACCTGAGCTTCTTAATCTCGTTATCTTGAGCGCTGAG